AAAGCTGTTTCACTCTCAGAAAAGAGACAAACATGATCATGCAACAGGGAGCAAGGCTTCAGATTATTAGATAGTGAATCCATAAGCTGCTCGAATAGCCGGAACTGAAAGCTCAGAAAAATCAGCTTCACCATTTTCAAAAATGGGAAAGGAAACATGACCAAGTGAATCAACAGAACCATATAGGTTTTCGTCTCTTTTAAATGATTCTATCTTTTGAGATGTGATTGCGCTTCTCATATCCATTCTGCCTTGTTTAGAACGAGAAAACATTATCGCACACGTCAGCTGAAGAGTGAAGTTCTTTCTAGAAGACCTACCAGGAGAAAGTGGATGCATTTTCTTTTGAGCTTCGAAATTTGAAGCTAGAGAACAAAGGAACTCAACGATAGCATGAGCAGTCTTTAACTTTTCTTCTTTTACGACTAATTCTTTAATATTTTCTTTTGATTTATAATCAGCTTCATTCACCTGGTCTTTTTCAAATTTGGCAGCAAATTTAGCATACCTGATTGCTTTATTACCTGCTATTGCCATCTTACACCTGGAAGCAACCTCAGTGTGAACATGATCAAGAGGTATGTTGAGAAAAACACTAGCTGGGAAAAAGGAAGGGTCTGCAGACGACAAAAAGTCACAAAGAGTGTCACTGTCCATTTTGCTGTCACGAAAAACCGTTTCTTTGATAAATTTACTCAATGTCTTATTCGAAGAACTTTTCGATGGTAAACCGCCTTGATTGTAGACTAAACAAAATGATGACTTTATAGCCTTGTTACCAATATCAATTCTGCTAGCGATTTCTTTCTTAACCACAGATTCAGGACTCAAAGTCTCTTTAGAGAAGATGAAACTGTGATCCGCTGAATCTTTATAGGTCATGTAGAGAATCGCATCCAAAACTTTAGTCCCAGCAGCAAGGAGACTGCTAATGTTTAATTTTACATTTTTAAATTCTTTCACGATTACATCACCAGACTTGTAAGTATCTCCACTTTTAGGTAAATCTTTGACATACTGATCTAAAACTGCTTGAATCTTGTCTTGATCTAAAGCCAGGGTTTTCGCTTCGATGATGTCCTTTATGATTTCAGGTTTGAATGCTAAAGTTTCTTCAGGTGCAGTAATAGAGGCCTGAGGTTGCTTAACTGTTTCACTTGCGATGAACATCAATGTGTCATCTGTCTTCAAGTGAACAATGTTATCAGGGTTTTCTTTTGAAGCTTGATAAAGCAAAGTTCTGTTGACTTCATTAACTTGTTCTTTGTCATTAATCAGTTTAAGGCTCATCAAAAGTTCCTTTTGTTCAGGACTGTAGATGCTGGCCCTCATAACCTTGACGACATCTTGGACGGAGTATTTTCCAGACATGATTCTTTGAAGAAAAGAAAATTGAGGATTTTGAGAAAGAGTGATTGAGAGATTCTGAATTCTTAAGAGCTTTTCGACAGCAACG